TCGCCCATGTCAGCATAGAAATTCAAGAATGATTCCTGCCACCGTTCGCAGACGCCAATGCCGCGCTCTGCGTAACGGTGATAGTTGTGCCTCTTAGCGTTCCGGCATCTTTCAAGCATGCTGGTCCAAGAGCGATAGCCGGGAATTAAAGTCATCTTTGCCATACTGCAAACTTACACCAGTAAGTCGGCGGTTGCAAGGTTTTGTAGTATAAGACTGCAATAGGGCCGCCACCGAAATGGGCGTATCAAAGGGGCCGCCTCCCTTGAAGGGCGTATGTGAGAGCAATGGAACAGACACCGCTTGAGGACTTCTTTAACGACGATCCCGAAACTGCCGAAGTAGCCGAAACCCCCCAGGTAGAGGACACCGGCCCACCCCGTGACGAACACGGGCGATTTGCACCCAAGGAAACGGGCGATACTGCACCGGAAGCCGAACAGGCCCCGGAAGCAGAGGTGCCGCCGACCAACCAAGGACTGCCGCCTGAGACGTTCAAGGGGCTGAAAGAGGAACGGGAGAAGCGCCAGAGGCTAGAGCAGGAACTGGAAGCTCTTAAACAGCAAATTCAGGCCGCACAGCAACCCAAGGAACCACCTGCACCACCCCCTTCAATCTGGGAAGATGAGCAGGCTTACGGCGGACATATCGTTTCCACCGCTGTCCAGCAGGCAAATATGAATGCCGTGCTGAATATGTCGGAAATGCTCAACCGCCGCGAGAAGCAGGACTTCGACGACATGAAGGGCAAGTTCCTTCAGATGGCCGAACTTAACCCTGCCTTGGCACAACAGGCCCTTAGTGACCCCGATCCGTGGGGCAAGGCTTACCAGATCGCCAAGAACGCAGCGACGATGGAAGAGCTTGGGGCGACTGATCTTGAAACGCTGAAGGCCAAACTGCGCGAGGAACTGATGGCAGAACAGCAGGCAATCGCGCCCGCCCCTGCAATCGGCCTCCCGCCGTCACTCTCAACCGCCCGCAATGTCGGCTCCCGCTCTGGTCCAGCTTGGACCGGGCCGAAGTCAATCAACGAGTTGCTGGGCTAATCAGATCGCCACGCTGTGAAGCGTTGCATCCCAACAAGCGGCTTAGTCCGCAGCAGATGGACTTTTAGAAATGGCAGATACGACTCCCGCCACCGGTTTGGTGGTCCAGCAGTGGGAAGACAAGTTCTTCCAGGAATACCTCCATGACGGTGGCTTCAAGCCGCTGATGGGGACCACCGAAAGCTCGGTTATCCAGGTCAAGGAAGACTTGACCAAGAAGGCCGGTGACTCGATCACCATCGCCCTCGTCAACCGGCTAAACAACGCCGCTGTTACCGGCACTTCGACGCTGGAAGGCAACGAAGAAGACATGGCCTCGCGCTCCATGCGCATCTATGTCGACAAGCGCCGTAACGCTGTCCGCATCGCTGAAATGAGCGAAGTTAAGTCGGCTATCGACCTGCGTAACGCTGCCCGCGCTACCCTGCTTGATTGGTCGATGGAAGACACCCGCGACCTCATTATTGAGGCCCTGGGTTCGCTTAACGGCACCAAGTTCGTGGATCGCACCGCTGCGATTGGCGACGCTTGGCTCGTGGACAACAGCGACCGTGTGGTCTTTGGTGCGGCTGCTGCCGGGTTTACCGACCTGTCGGCTGACCTTGCGCTGCTCGACACCACCGCCGACCTGTTCAACGCTACGGCGCTGGACGCGATGGTGCTGAAGGCCAAGACCTGCAACCCGAAGATCCGCCCGATGCGCGACCCCGGCAACGGCAAGCGCTATTACGTGGCCTTCGCCAACCCGCATGCTTTCAAGAACCTGCGCGACAGCCTGGACACCGAAGTTCTGGCCTCGACCGTTGTTCAGATGGAAGCCTCGAAGCTGTTCGAAGGCGGCGACATTTTCTGGAACGGCGTGATCGTCAAGGAAACCGACAACCTGCCGATCTATGAAAACCTCGGCAACGGCGGCACCACCGAAGTCACCCCGGTTTACCTGTGCGGCGCTCAGGCGCTTGCCATCGCTTACGCCAAGCGCTGGCGCACTGTGACCGAGAACTTCGACTACGAAGACAAGAAGGGCGTTGCCATCGAGGGCATCTACGGCGTCCGGAAGATCATCTTCGGGTCGGGTGCGGGTGACACGGACGACACCAAGGATCACGGCGTTGTCACGGGCTACTTCGCCACCACCGGCACGGCCACCATCGCGGCTGCTGTTGCGGCTGAGAACTAAGAACTTGGGGGGCGGGTTTCGGCTTGTCCCCCTTGCTTTTGAAAGGGCCGTGAAATGGCAACCCTGACTAACTTGACCAATAACCGGGCGGCTTCGACCTTCCCGGCCTACAGCGGCGGCGGCGCTGGGCAGCTTTGCGTTGCCTATGGCTCGTATGACTTCGCTGTAAACCCGACCATCGCTGATGTGGTGGAATTTTGCCGTCTGCCGAAGGGCGCGGTTGTGCTTGGCGGTCATCTTCGCATTGAAGACATTGACACCAACGCTTCCGAAACCTTCGATATGGACATCGGCACCGCTGCCGACCCGGACGCCTTTGGCAACTTCGGCCCGCGTTCTGGCGATGCTGTGACTGACTACCTGCCGGAAGGTGGCACTCTGCTGCCGCTGCACGGCACCCTGAAGGACGGCCCGGTTTCGATCACCGCTGAGACGGTTGTGATCGGCACCATTGTTGCTGCTTGCGCGACCTTCGCTGCTGGCACCGCAACGCTCGTTGTCCACTACGTTACCCCGTAAACGGAGCGCGGTCATGCTGTATCGCTTTATCGGCACTTATACGCATGGCCGCACTTCCATCACACTTAGCGGTGTGACGTTTGAAGGCCGCGAGCCTTCGGAGTGCGATTGCCCCCGCATCGCAAACCATCAGGAATTTGAAGCGGTCGAGCCGGTTGCCGAGCAGGTGACTGACGCTCCCGCAAAGCCCAAGCGCGGGCGTCCCCGGAAGGCTGTTTAAGCATGGCGGAATGGTCAAAGCGCAAGCGGCGCTTGCTGTATTACACGGCGGCGCGCGGCGGCTATCGCCCTGCGTCCGTGCTTACCCCGTCCGCCACTTGGAACGGCACGGCAGGCACCGGCTACAGCGTTGCCCCGTCCGATCCTGTCCGCACTACCGCCAAGCCGATGCTGCGGGCGCTGTTCGTCACCAATGACGTTTTTACCAGCGACCGGACGATTGTCTTTGATGCCCAGGCTCAGCTGGGGATCAGCAAGGTCCGCATCTACGCTGAGGGCAATTATCTTGACGTGACCAGCCCTAGCTGGGTTGCTTATACCGATGTAAACGGCACCCCGCGCCTGATGTATGGTTATGCCGCCACGCTTTCGAAGGCCGCATTTGATGCGGTAACGACCAGCGGTGCAATCAATATCTATGCCGAAGCCTTCCCGGTCGATGGCACTCTGCAAAACCGGGTCATGGGGCCGTTCACGCTTTACAACCGGGCAACCGAATATGCCGGGACGCGGACGGTTGCCGCGTCCGGTGCGGACCACACGACGATCACCGCCGCGCTCAACTGGATCACGACCAACAGCCCCAGCGCCCGCAACTATCGCATCCAGATCACGCAGACGGGCGATTACTCAATCGGCACAGCGGTTACGACCGATTACAACGGCGCGACCCATTGGGTGACTATCGAAGCCGCTGGCGGCGTTACGGCCACCATCACCAACGGCGCAACGCGCGGCTTGGCCCGCATCAAATACGACGGCTTGCGGTTCAAGGGCAGCGGGATTGTTCTGGATCATGCCCGGTTTGAGTCCATCCTTATGGAAGCGGCGGGCAATGGCCTGCTCTGGCTAGACGGTGCGACCGTAACGCAAACAGGCGGTAAGTTCGCGGTGTTTGACGGTGTGCCGCCGGTGAACTTCTGGATGAGTATGAGCGCCGGGACGGGCCGCAAGTTTCATGCGACCGATTGCGTCTCAACAGGCGGTATTCATAACGGGTTTGGCTACTGCCGCCTGGTGCGCAACTGCTCGATTGAGGACATATCAAACGACGCTTTCCAGAATACCGAATATTATCATGGCGTCACTGTTTCGGCCCTGTCCCCCTCCGGGGCAGGCGGCTTGCGGACGCACGTTGCGGCGGTCGATGTTACCTATACGGGCGGCGGCGTTCCCAAGATTGCCATTTCCGGTGCGCCTAATATCGGCTTCGGGTCTAGCCGGACCTTGCAGCTTTACGTTGACGGCGTTGCCACAGGGGCGGCGCTGACGATCACCAACCCGGTCTATTCGGCAACAGGCTCCGGCTATACGACTTGGGCCGATGTGGCGACGCATATCAGCGGTGTTGCCAACTTCTCGGCCACGGTAAACGGGGCAGCGGGGACGCGGCGGGCGCGTTCTGCCAGCAAGGCCGGATTGCTTCCCACGGAAACCCTTGCAGACGGCACGGGCCGCGAGATTACTTTCAGCGGCGGCACCGCGCAGATCACCTCGATCTTCGACACACATTGCGACGGCTTCCAGTATTTCGGCAACTTCGAGAACTACGGGGGTCGGTTCGCTTCGATCAATGCCATTGACAGCCAGAACGGCGGGCAGTGCTTCTTCATTGATAGCGTCGGCACGACCATCAAGGATTGCTGGTGGGATGGCTTTGAAAGCTACACCACTGGCGGTTCTATTGCCAACGCCCAGGTCTGCTCGGCATGGGAGCATGGCGGCATTCGCAACTTCACGTTCTACGACCAGCCCTTTGCGCTGCGGACGGACTTTGCGGCGGCGGCCAAGTTTGCCCCGGATGCGCGCTGCACCTTTGAAAACATCAGCGCATTCACGATTAGCTGGCTCGGCGC